CCCAAGGAGCCTCCTACGGTAACGGCAAATACCTTCACGATGTCGTTGTCGAAGATCATTTGCGAATCAGGCTAGTCATCCGGCTACCAAACCACCAAGCCACGGCGGTTCCGGCCAACATCATAAAGCTCTGGATAGCTTCGACCTTCAGGTATTGGTCTTCGATCAGGAAAAAGCTGATGAATGAGCCAAGTACCAAACCAATAGTCAGGAAGGGGCGGGTGACGGCGCGGACGTTAGCTGCCCACGGAGACACCTTCTCGGTCATGTCGGCAGCAGATGCGGACTGTGAGGCCGCAAATGCATTCCAAGCGGCTAGGGCTTCAGCGGAAGCAGCCTGCTTATCAAGCATATCTAGGGCGAACTTGTTATCCTGCCGCTTTTCCCAGATGCGGATAACGCTCGTCGCCACCGAGCCAAAGAGACCAAACAGACCTCCCGTTCCGGCGTTGAAGAGGAGTTCGGTGATTACGCTCATGGTTAGGTAACGTAATTTACTTGGGCCACACCACGCCAACGGCTACCGCTATCGTCCGTGATGAACACGAAAACATGGGTCTTGCCCGTGCTAAGGGATGGCGCGGTGTCATTGGGAAACTTAACCGCAGCAGGCCAAGTGATGGTGCCGGACGTATTCTCGATCTCCACAATCATGCCATACGCGCCGCTGGGTACGTTGCTGAACGTAAAGGTGGAGTTGCCGCTAATCGTCTTCGTGAAGTAGTTGCCCTGTGAGCAATCAATATCTAGCAGGGATACAGCCGTAACCGACCCCTTGTACTGCCCCGTTACCTCAAGGCTCGTAAACTTGCCGGAATTGGCCGTAGAAGAGCCAATAGGCAGGGGACTGGAAAACACTTGAGCCGCCGTAGTCTTGCGCAGGGCCGTATCGGCTGAGCTATGGACTAAGATGGTGTCGGCAGAGGCGAGGACGGTCTTGGCCGTCTGATCCGTAATGGCTCCCGGCAAAAGCACCGCATCATCAACGTGGTTGTTGAGATTGGTCGAAGTAACTAGGTTCGACGGCGAGGTCGTCCCGTAGGTGGTGCCTTTTTGAATTTGAGCCATGACTTAGTATATCAAGGCTTTGTGGGCCAAACTACATTATGCGGGAATCCTGCCTGAGAGGGAACATCGCGCAGAGCCTGACGGTAAGCCGTCCATTGAATCTTGGCGGCGTTGTCCAACGGCGTGTCGTTAAGCTGGGTCCAATCGCACTCAGTCAGCTTGGTGTTGCGCTCGCGGCGCACCTGAGCCGCTTTTTGGGTGTCAATCTCAGCCTGCTCTTCAGCCGTGTACGCCCGCCAAATCTTGGTCTCTACTACTTCGCTAGGAAGGATGGCAAAAACTGAGCCAACAAACTTCTCTTGAACATCGCCCTCCTCAAGGCGAACCGGAAGCCAGCCAAGTTCGCGCAGGCTATCATTGTCCAGCATATCGAGGCCAGAGATGTTCCGCCACGACTTAGGTAGTGCGCGGGGGCCATCGGCAATGACGTTGTTCTCAACAAAGCAGTAGTTCATGGGAATAGTCTAGGCTCTTAATTTCTTCAAAAGGGTGGGTCCAATCGCCATACTTCTGTTGGCGAAACAACCGCATAGAGTTGTAATAGGGCGTCTGGTCGCCGGGTTCGGCATACAGATAATACCCCATAATTGGAATGACAACCCAAGTGGGGATACCCATTGCTGCGGACAGGTGGCTTACGGACGTGCAGCTAGTGATTACGAGGTCGCAGGAGCTTACCGCCTTGTGCGTGTCGTGCCACGTCTGAAGGGGTACGTCCTGCACCCAGCTAGGCTTGTGCTCTAGGTCGGCATCCCGTTGAAGGGAGATAAACTCCACGTCGTCCCGTTTAACGGCATCAAAGAACAACTGGGCCGGGAATAGCTTATGGTGTTGGGCCTCAAAGGTCTTGTTGCCAGACCAGCGCAAACCTATCCGAAGCTTCTTATTAGGAACAGTAAAGTCGGTGTGGATGTATGCGTCTCCTTGGATGGATCTACGGTTTAGCCCGAGGTACATAGGGCTAGACATTCCAGACATCCAATAGTCGTGGAATACCCCATATTCCGCGCCATGCTGCACTACAGCATCAGCCAGTTCCGTAGAGGCGATAAATGGCACTAGCTCACCAGAACAGCTAACAATAGGACTATAACCGTTTAACCGCAGATTCCGTGTATAGCGCAGCTGGTGAAGCTGATCTCCAAGTCCGCCCTCCAACTGAAGAAGGATGGTGTGGCCGCTGCTACCGTTCCACTCAGGCTGCGGACTATTTGGTTGGCTATTGCCAAATACACCCACCTTGCGCCCACGATGAAGGAGCTTGTAGCCTTCTTCAATGTTGCCATCACGCAGTTCGTACCAGCCACGGTTGTAGGCTGCGCGGTGGTCGTTGGGACGTTCTGCCTTTAGTTTGTCTGCGATCCGTTGACCCTCGGCGAAATCGCCCATCGTCGAAGCCGTCAGTTGCAAATCGAGAAGATCAATGTCTGGCGTGGTTCGCGGTTTAGGAAGCCAAAATTCTGGTTGGCAAAACTGAGTGTAATGATGCTTGAGAACATCACTAGCGTATTCATTGTGTTGTGGCTCAAGTTTTGGCTTGATATCGTGCATCCCCTTGCACCGATGCACGCCTTCATCGTCTTCTTTAACGGATGATCCATCAATATTGTTGAAATCATAAATAAAATTTGGAAGGTCTAAGAATTGATGGATTTTTTCTAGCTGTTTCTTGGGATTTAAAAGCAAATCATCATACTCAATAAAAAGAAAACAATCTGGATTTTGCTTGCTTCCAGCCATAAGAGTTTTGTAAGACACTTTAAGATGTGTTACCAAACTGCTTTCTGATATAAACGCATCTAAGTCATCTGGTTTTGCTACACGAACAAAAGATGCCATGCAGTCTGGAACACTGCGAACAGTAGCAATAATGCGCGGTTTTTCTCCAGTAACGCGCTCCATAGATGACATAATCATTGGAATAGGCCAAGCACGACTTTTGTCTATTACAACTGGTTTATCTGTTTCATAAAAACCATTGATTAGTGTTCTCATTGAAGCAACTAATTGCTTCCTATCTGGATCACTATCATTTAAAAATGGTTCTTTGCTCCAAGTTGTAGCAAGACCATCTAAAGCAAAAACAAGTCCGGATGTTGTTGTAACATGGATTTGCGAATTTTGATTAAGGATAGCAGCTAAAAGCGTTGATCCAGAACGCGGCAGCCCAGAAAGAAAAAATAACTTTTTTTGAAGTGTCTTAGCCATAAGATTTTTATGACTAGAAATTCTAAAAAGTAAATCTGTTTTTTATGGTTTCTTAATCGCCGTTGCAAAAAGTCTTCCAGCAGAAATAGATTGCCAACTGGTTAATGCTCCAACTTGAACTGGAGATGATCGATTTGTTTTGTTTCCAGCTCCAAGTTCTCCATAGTAGTTATAGCCCCAAGACCAAAGAGTTCCGTCAGTTTTTAAAGCAATCGAACTATATCCATCGCACTCAATTACAGACCAATTCGATAGCGCCCCAATTTGTACTGGTGATGAGTAACTGTCACCGGAGCTTCCAATGCCTAAAGCGCCATAAACATTATTACCCCAACCCCAAGCTGTGTTGTCTGTTTTAACAGCAAGTATTGAGGCAAAATTAGTAACATCTTTTGAAACCGATCTCCAATTTGTAAGTGCGCCAACTTGTTTAGGAGAAGAATAAGAAGTTTGGTCGCCAACTCCCAAATCCCCAGAATTATTCTGCCCCCATCCCCACAGAGTTCCATCTGTTTTAATTGCGTGGGAATTGTAAACATGGGCAGATATTGATGACCATGTAGTTAAAGCTCCAATTTGTACTGGAGACGAGTAAGAAGTTGTATTTCCGGTTCCAAGCTGTCCAAAATTATTTCTGCCAAACGCCCAAAGTGTTCCATCGGTTTTAATTGCTAAGGTAAATCCAGAAGAAGACGAGCCTCCTGCGCTTACTTTAGCCCAAGTAGTTAAAGCCCCAACCTGAACAGGAGATGATTTGTTAACCGTTGTTCCATCACCAAGTTGACCGAAGCCATTGTCGCCCCATGCCCAAAGCGTTCCATCGGTCTTTACGGCTGCTGAATGTCTATATCCAGCAGATGCAGAAAGCCAGTCAGTTAATGCTCCAACTTGAACTGGAGATGATCGCCCTGTTGTGTTTCCAGTTCCCTGTTGTCCAAATGAATTACCTCCCCAAGCCCATAAACCTCCATTTGTTTTGACAGCTAAACAATGTCGGAATCCTCCGCTAATTTTGCTCCAATCGGTTAAAGAACCAACCTGTCTAGGGGATGAATAATAAGTTAAATTATTTTGTCCTAGTTGGCCGTCGGCATTATATCCCCATGTCCAAAGCTGAAAGTCTACTCCACCAGCACCAGCAGCACCCATCGCAAGTTTGATGACGTTCGGGTCCATAATTAGTTAACGTAGTCTACGAGAGAAGCACCGCGCCAGCGTGTACCGCCGTCGTCGGTGACAAAAATAAAGATGTGGGTTTTACCCGTGGTTAGGGTTGGTGCCGTGTCCTTGGGCCACTTCACAGAGGTCGGCCAAGTGATGGTGCCGGAAGTATGAGTGAGTTCAAGTGCAAACGCAAATGAACGGCTTGCAGGGGGATTACTGAACGTAAACGTCGAAGCCCCGTTGATGGTCTTGGTGAAGTAGTTGGCCGTTGAGCAGTCTACGTCCAAAGCGGCCATTGCCGTAATGTTGGAAGCGTAGTTGCCGTTGAGGTCCAAACGAGCAAGCGGCGTGCCTTGGTTAATTCCAATTCGGTCAACCGAGGCATCCGAAAAGAACAAGTTAGCCGCCGTGTCGCCTTCAATTCGGAAGTCTTTATCGGCACCCGCGTCATTAAAAGTAAACGTGCCGCCATCAAAGCCTACGTTGCCTGTAGCGT